CACATTTTCTACAACAAGGCGTTGTAGAATGGAATAAGACGAGCTTTAAACTAGAAAACGGGTCTAGGGTCATGTGTGACGCAACATCGTCTACAGCGATCCGTGGCGGCTCGTATAACCTACTCCTGCTTGACGAGTACGCCTTCTTGCCGAGCCACGTAGCTGAAGAATTCTATACATCGACATATCCGACCATTTCGGCTGGTACTACGACAAAACTTATTATTGTCTCCACACCCAATGGAATGAATCACTTTCATAAACTTTGGGTTGATGCAAAAAGACCAGAAGGACATAAGTTAAAAAATAAGTTCATTCCAGTTGACGTATCTTGGAGAGAAACCCCAATAAGCCCCGGTTCTCCTAAATTGAGAGACGATAAATGGGCCGAAGAACAAATTGCAAATACCAGTCCAGAACAATTTGAACAAGAGTATGGTTGCAACTTTTTGGGATCATCTAATACTTTAATTTCTTCAACTAAATTAAATGTTTTGGCTGCTGAAGATTTTTTAGAGGAAGACAAAGAAGGTTTACGAATATTTGAAACACCAATATCAGACAAAATTTACTTTTTACAAGCCGATGTTTCTAGGGGTCAGGGATCTGATTCTTCTGCATTTACAGTAATAGATGGAACAACTTCACCTTATAAGGTTGTAGCTTCTTTTAAAAATAACACAATCAGTCCTTTTAATTTCCCAACAACAATCAAAAAAGTTGCTGAAAAATATAATAATGCGTATGTTTTGATTGAAACAAACGACATTGGTGGTCAAGTTTCTTCAATATTGTACAATGATCTTGAATATGAAAATTTACTTATGACCAAGATTATGGGTCGTAAAGGACAAATTTTATCCCAAGGATTTGCTTCTGGAAAAAGTGAAATGGGTTTAAGAACAACTGCTCAAACTAAAAAATTGGGCTGTGCTATCTTAAAAAGACTTATTGAAGAGGATAAACTTTTATTAAATGATGAAAGAATTATTCAAGAAGTAATGACCTTCGTATCTAAATCCAATACATATAAAGCAGAAGAAGGCCATTCTGACGATCTAATAATGACATTGGTATTTTTTGCTTGGTTGAGTCGGCAAGAATATTATGCAGATTTGATTGAAAGTGCCAAATTTAATTATGAAGAAGCAAAAAAACCAGAAGATGATAATGTGCTGTTTATGATAGAAAACAAAGACTTGGATGAGGATAATTTTGTCAATGATGGGGTTGTTTGGTATCCTACATAATTTTTATAAATAATAGATAGAAAAGGATAAAAATGACCAGTCTCAGTTCATTTATAAACCCAAGCCACTACCAAAAAGAATCAGTAGCAGTACCATTTTATGCCGCAATGCAAGCAGGAAGCACATTTGTTGCACCAACTTTCAACGACAGCGGAGCCACTGCGGATCTGGGCGGTCTTTTTGGTTGGTTAATCTATGCAAGATCGAATACTGCCTATTTTAATCCGGCCAAGGGAACTACTTCCGATTCCTTTATTGTGTACACAAATCCAAACGATTTGGTTGGAGATTTAAATAAACTGTCTGGCATCACAAATGCCTTGCTAGCACAAAGCCCGGGTGGAACTGCTGCATTATTTACTTACAGCGGAAATACAATATCACCAACAACACGCGGATTAGATTTTATCTATGCTATAAACTATCTTGCTTATGGTGGTTATCTTGTAATAACCGGATCTACTACAGGATTTAATACTTTTGAAAATAACACAAATGAAAATTTGGATATTGTTATCGCTCAAGATAAATTTGGAGATATTGCTAAGTGGATTGAAAATAAACCTTATATCGTAGGTGTATTCCCCACACAAGCATCTGGTGGATTAACTGGTGCATCCACAGATATGTTAAATTTTACAAGTCTTTTCAGTGGTGGAGTATCGCTCACAGGAGATGAAGCAAAAAGAATTTTTAACATCCGTGGAACAAAATCTCAAACTACTTCAAGCACACCGGACTCACCTACAACCTTTGATGTCAGTAGCCTTTTAGATAATGGTAGCATGAGCTATACAATATCTACAGTATCGGATGTTGCTGGATTCTTTACCAGAGCCAAAAATAGAAATGAATTATTCTTAACCGTAGGTGGTTTAGATAGATCATATGTTTTAAATGGTTCTTTAAATCAATCAACAGATTGGAACAGCACAGAGAGAACTACATTGAGAACAAAGAAAGTAAACTTCTTTGTAAATTACACCCCAAGATTTTTGGGATCAGACCTTGTAGGTGCAACTGGAGCTTCGTCTATAACAGTAGATGATCGCGTTGGTCCAGCAAAGATGAAGCAAGAATTGACTCAAATGTTAAATCAGATTGGTTTAAAATATTCATTTGAGATTAACAATTCTACCACAAGAGACTCGGTTTATACTGATGTAGAAACTGAATTGAACCAATACTCGTCATATATTGATACTACAAGAACACAAATAATTTGTGATTCAAGCAATAATACTGATAATAGTTCAGAATTAAACATTACATTAATTGTCAAGCCGCTGTTGGGAACAGATTCATTTACAATTAACGTAACATTCACACAATAATGAGTAATTCAATACTAAATTTCAAGAACGGCTTTAGAGGAGGGAGCAGACCCAATAGGTTTGAAGTTATTCCATCGTGGCCTACTGGTCTTGGTGTTAATAATAGAGAAGCAAAATTTAAAATTGTTTCTTCGTCATTGCCCGGAGCACAAATCAACACAATAGGTATTCCTTACAGAGGCAGAACTGTTACCTTTGCCGGTGATCGTTCTTATACACCTTGGCTCGTTGGAGTTTACGACGACAACAATGTAGACAATTTATGGAGAGCATTTAATCGATGGAAAGAAGCCATGGATGGGCATGTTACCCACAAAGTTGAAAATAACGATTTTGCTTATAATCGTTATCAAACTAATTGGAGAGTAAATCAATTAGATTTGAACGGAAATATATTAAGAACAATTCAACTTTTTAAGTGTTGGCCAAACGTAGTTGGTCAGATTGATTTGAGCATGGGAGAAAGCAATTTTGTTTCGTTTAATATTTCTTTAACCTTTGACTACATGAAAGTCACAAAAGGATTGCGGTCTGGGGGATCTTTATGATTAACGAATTCAAAAATAACTTCTTAGGCGGAACCAGACAAAATCGTTTTGAAATTGTAGGTGATATTCCTACTGGCGGAAAATTTACCAAATTTCACGTTAGAGGAACAATTTTACCACAGTTAACGACAACAACAATAGAATATTCTAATTTCGGAAGAAAATATTATTATCCGGGAGAAAAACAATATTCAACGTGGTCATTCAATGTTCTAGACGATGTTGGCACACAACAAGATCTTTGGGCAATGTTTCATACTTGGCAGGAAAAAATTAATGAACACGCAACTAATCGATCTTTTATTGGAAGCGGAACAAATTACGAAAATTATAAAGCAAATAATTGGCGTGTCAGACATTTAAATTTAAATGACAATGGACAACCATTAAAAGAATATATTCTTCATGGTTGCTGGCCAACAAAAATTGATCCATTAAATTTAAATATGACCTCAAATAACATGTTAAATAGTTTTAACGTTATTATTGCTTTTGATTATCTGCAAATAACAAATATAACAAGAACTTGAAAAGGTAATTATTAATTATGGAAATTGAAGCCTTTGGATTCCAGTTTGGTAAGAAAACTCCAGCCAAACAAGAAAAATCATTACAGTCATTTGCTGCACCAGAGATGTTTGATGGTACTGTTACCGTTGAGGCTGGTGGTTTTTTTGGAACTGCATTAGACTATGCAAGTTCATTAAAAGATGAAAATGCTTCAATTGTTCAATATAGAAACATGTCAATTTATCCAGAAGTTGACAATGCTGTTGATGAAATAGTAAACGCATCTATTGTCGGTGGTACAGATAACAAACCAGTAAAACTGGATATGTCCAATATCCCGTTAGCAGAAAACATCAAATTAAAAATCCAAAAAGAATTTGAAAGAGTTTTATACCTATATGACTTTAATTCAAAATCTTATGAAATTTTTAGAAGATGGTATATCGACTCTAAAATATTTTATAACATAGTAATCGATAAAGATCTTCCAACTGACGGTATCAAAGAAATAGTTCCCATTGATCCTCTGAAGATTAAAAAAGTAAGAAAAATTAAAAAAGAAATGGATCGCGTTGAAGGACTGCCAGTTTCTTTAATTAAAGAGGTTGAAGAATTTTATCATTATACTAATACGGATAGAGAAACATATATGATGACTGGCCCGGGAGGTCTTCATCTTTCACTGGACAGCGTTGTATATGTTCCTTCTGGAATCGTAGATTTAAATACTAAAAGAGTTTTAGGATATTTGCACAAAGCAATTCGTCCTTTAAACATGTTACGCCAACTTGAAGATGCTCTTCTTGTTTATAGAATTGCAAGAGCACCCGAAAGAAGAGTATTTTATGTTGACGTAGGACAACTACCAAAACAAAAAGCTGAACAATACATGCGTGATATGATGAGTCGATTTAGAAATAAATTGATATACAATCAATCTACTGGCGAAGTGAGAGATGAAAGAAATCACTTATCTGTACTTGAAGATTACTGGCTACCAAGAAGAGAGGGTTCGCGTGGAACTGAAATTACTACCCTTCCCGGTGGTCAGGCTATGTCGCAAATTGAAGACGTTGATTATTTCAAAAAGAAGTTATACAACTCTTTGAACGTTCCTATTAGCAGACTTACATCCGAATCTACCGGATTCAATATGGGACGATCTGTAGAAATTACAAGAGAAGAAGTTAAATTTTACAAATTTATAGAAAGACTACGGCACCAGTTTTCAAAACTATTTCTTGAAACATTGCGTGTTCAATTGCTTTTGCGTGGTGTGATGACTGATGATGATTGGCGTGAAATAAAGCCAATGATTAGAATAGTATTCAATACTGACAATTATTTTTGGGATTTAAAAGAATCAGAAATTTTGGCTGAAAGATTGAAAATGATTTCTATTGTTGATCCATATGTTGGAAAATATTTTTCAACTGCGTATATTCGTAAAAATATCTTACGACAAACAGAAGAAGATTTGAGACAAATGGATAAAGAAATGGAAGTAGATAGAGCGAGAATACAGCAAGAACAAATGGCTCAAATGTTACAACAACAACAACAAATGCAGGCTGAGGGACAATAAAATGCAACCAGTAACCAAGATATTATTAAAAAATGGCATTTCTGAAATGCTGAGAGAGGATGAGCAATATTTTAAACAAAATATTATCGAAGCCCTTTCGATTAAATTAAATGATTGTATCATGGAAACCAGAAAAGATATTTGCAAAAAATTATTGTATACGGAGGCCAAATTAACTGAAGATACCCAGACGATTCGTGGTTTTACTTCATTTATAGAATCTTTCAAACCGGGAAAATTTAAATTTAAAGATGAATCAATTATAAATATTACGGAATCAGATATAGAAAATATCAAAGCACTGTTTGAAAAATTAAATGGTTCTAATCGTTTGAGAATGGTAAACGAAGTATTTAAAAGCTCCAATAATTTTAAACAGCACATAGAATTTTCAAAATCAGCAAAAGGAATTATATGAAAAACAACATCCGCGAAATGATTAAGAGTGCGATTCAAGAGAATGCTGTTTCTTTCAAAGAAACAGCTTCCAATGAACTGTACATAAAAGTTGCTACCAAACTACAAGAACAATACAAAACAACTGCCAAAAAGTTTTTTTCTATCCAAGAAGAAAATAAAAAAATAAAAATTTCTAATTTAGATAGAGTTGAAGGCCATGAAGATAATCAAAGTGGAATTGGAGCCAGATATGTTGGAACGGGAAGTGATGGAAAAAAATATAGTTTTTGGCATTCTGGTGACACAGAATCTCCAAAAGGACAAAGAGGTTTGATGCATCTTCCTGAAATTGATATCGATGATCCTAGAATTCAATCTATTGAAGTTCTTGATCAAGAATAAAAACAAATAGAAAAACTACCAGAATGAAACTAATAACAGAACTAACTGAAGACATCAAGTATATCAAAGAAGACGCCGGAAATGGTGCTAAAAACTATTTCATTGAAGGTGTTTTCATGCAAGCGGAGCAAAAGAATAGAAATGGAAGAATTTATCCAAAAAATATTCTTGCCAAAGAAACTGGTCGCTATATCAACGAATATGTAAACAAAGGCCGTGCTCTTGGTGAACTTAACCATCCAACAGGCCCAACAGTAAATTTGGACCGAGTTTCCCACATTGTAAAAGAATTACACGAAAACGGAAACAATATTTACGGAAAAGCAAAAGTTCTTGATACCCCAATGGGTAAGATTGTAAAAAATCTTATTGATGAAGGTGCCTGCCTTGGTGTTTCTACAAGAGGCATGGGATCTCTAAAATCCAAAAATGGATTTCAAGAAGTACAAGAAGATTTTATGTTAGCTGCCATTGATATTGTTGCCGATCCTTCAGCTCCAAATGCTTTCGTAAATGGCATTATGGAAGGAAGAGAATGGATCTTTGAAAATGGAATGTGGCAAGAAAGAGATAATGAGAAGGCTTATAAATTAATCAAAAATTCTTCTTCAAGAAATTTAAAC